CGTCGTCCTCTTCCTTCACGATGGCAGCAATGATTTCGAGGGCGTCCTTCAGCCCCTGGCGCCGGCCGACGCGCTGCCGCATCTCCTCCAGCGTCTGGGGCGGGGCATCGAAAAGCCCTTGCTCGATTTCCACGATGGAGACGCGGATCTCGCGCTCCACCTTGGCGACGTCGATCAGCAAGCCCGGCCGCCCTTGGCCTTGGGCGCGATCTTCGCCATGCGCAGTTCCTTCTTGATCAGCGCCTTGTCCTGCGCGGCGTCGTCATGGACCTTCCCGCCCTTCGCGTAGGGAGCGCGGCCGGTGCGGGCCTGCTTCTGATGCTTCGTCATCTTGTCCATGGTCACGCTCCGGGATTGGGGTTCACTTCACGCATGCCGCCGGGAATCTGTTGCGGCTTCATGGCGTCGCGGATGACGCTGTGCTGTTCCCGCATCTGCTCGATGGTCAGCGCGGTGGAGTTGTCGGCGTCGTTCATGGCGACCTTGGCCTGGGTCTCCATGGCCTTGGTCTGCGCGTCTTGCTGGTCGCGAGCGGCCCGGCGCTCCACCTCGGCCATGTCGGCCTGGGTCTGCGGATCGGGCGGCGGTTTCGGTATCAGCGCCTGCTGGGTGTCCTGCGCCTGCTTCATGACGCCGAGCGCCTGTTGGATGACCCCCGGCAGGGCCTGAAGCTGCTGCTGGAGCGCCTGCATCACCGACGGCGACGCCATGGCCTGGACGGCTTCCGGTGCCATCGGAACGCCTGCCGCCTGTGCCTGCATGCCGGCCGCCTGCGTGGCCTGCTGCATCATCTGGCCGTAGAGCATGGCGACGTGCTGCTGGATGTAGGCGAGCGCCGCCGGGACAAACTTCGACGCGCCCAGCACCGAGCCGCCGAGCATCGGATTGGCGAGCGCCTGGGCCACCACCTCGATGTGCGCGACGTGATCCTGCGACGGATCGGCGCCGACCGGCTGGCCGGACAGCATCGCCACCACCGCGGCGGCCGGGTCCATCGGCTGCGGTTTCGGCGGCTGCGGCAACAGCTCGTCGACGTTGGGGACCTTCATGGCCTCCAGCACCGTCTTGCGCACCGCGCGCTGATCCCACATGGCCGAGACCGCGGGGTTCGGATTGGCGCTGTCCGCCGTCGCCATCGACAGCACGGCCTGGGCCTGCGTCAGCCGCTGCGTCTCGGAGAAGATGGCCGGGTCCGAAACCGGGACCACATCCATCGGCCCCTGGAAGTCCTGCGGCGTCACGACGAGGTCGCCGAGTTCCGCGACCACCACGTCGGCGGTCAGGTGCTTGGCGTTCAGCCTGTGCAGGATCGCCAGCACTTCAGCCTGCGACCGATGCTGCCGGGCATGGATGGCACTGAACACCCGGCTGCCCTGCTCGATCAGCGCCTGCGCAGTGCCGACCGGCATGGAGTTCGAGGCGTCGGCGATCTTCTCTTCAGCCGTCGTCACCACGCCCTTGGCGGCGTCGGTCAGCCATCCCAGCAGTTCAAAGAGGACCCCTGACGGCTGCGCATAGGTCAGCGGCATCATCATCTTGCGGATGTCGGGGTCCGTCGTGCCGGCGGGCGCCTCGATGATGGCCTGTTCGCCGGGCGCCGGGTTCCTCGACTGCCCGGAAACCTTGGCGCCCTTCAGGATCGCGGCGGTCTGGCTGTTGTTAGCATGGGCCGAGTCCAGCAGCGCCCGTAACGCACCGGTGCCGGCAATGGCGAGACCGCCGATCAGGTGCCAGAGCGAGATCCCCAGCGGGCCGCGCCAAGGGATGAACTGCCACTCGACGATCCAGGCCAGGGCTTCCTTGTGCGGGTCGCTCTCTTCCCAGTTCCGGTACGCCGCAACGACCTGCTCGGAATAATGGTCGATGTGGATGACATACGGGGCGATGCCGTCGCCGTTGCCGATGTCCATCTCGACATAGCATTCGTAGACGATGCGGACGCCGTCCTCGTTGTAGGCGTCACGGTCGACGCCCTCGATCTTGTCGTTCGCCTGAGCGGCCAGCGTCTCATCCGGGGCGAGCGGGGGCGACGACCCGTTGTCCAGATACATCCCCGACGCGATGCGGGCTTTCCACTCCGCCTCGGTCAGGCGAAGGCAATCCGTCTTGCGCCGCGCGGTCTGCCATTGCCCGGCGGACGCCTGCAACGCCATGTGGTCGATCGGCCGGAACTCGAAGGCCGGCCGGTTCTTCTGCGCATCCCACCAGATCTTCAGGTACTGGCTGCCACCGAGCGGGACCTGCGTCTGAAGCTGCTCCAGCTCCCCGATGTACTCCCGGCACTGCTCGGTCAGCTGCCAGTTCATGTACCGCGCCTTGCGGTCGGCCTTGGCCTGCTTCTCCGGGGTCGGCGTGCCGACGATCTTGGACTTCACCGGGCCGTTCGGCGGGCAAAGCTCCTTGATGATCCGCGCCTCGTAATCGACGCAGGCCTCGGCCAGGATCGGGTGCGCGACACGGGAGGCGCCGGGGAATTGCGCGCCACCGACGGCATTGTCATCACCAGCCAGCCCGGCCCGTTGCAGCGCCTCCTGGTACTGCTTGTCCCGCTTCTCGCGGCTCTCGATGTCCCGCTCGATCAGTTCGCACAGTTCCGCGCCGAGCGCCTGCCGCTCGGCAGGATCCATCGCCTCGGCGAGGTTGGCGTCGAACGGCAGCAGCTCCGCATCGGCGGCCATGACGTCGCGCACGATGACGGAACCGTCGGGCTGGTCGATGTATTCCTGCTCGGCGTCGGCCACGCCGGCGACCTGGGCCAGAGCGGCGAGGTCAGCCGGAGTCGGGCCGGCCGCGGGCTGCGGCAGGTGCGGAACGTTGATACCCAAGGGGTCAGCCTTTCGTCACGCGGGCGACGGCGTCATCGATCTCGACATGATCGCCGAGCCATGCCTTCAGCGCCGCGCCCGCCATCGCAGGTAGCGCGACAATCGCGGGTCTCACCGGTGTCTTCCGCCCCTCACCATCGGTGGCCCGCATCACCCCAATCGCGATTATCTCGGCAACGGACCGGATGATGTTGTCCAGATGAGCCGCATTCGAAAGGTGCGGCTTCACGTCAAAGGTCGCGCAGGCGCGATCAAGCTCAGCCATAAAGTTGTTGACAGTCATCCGGTCAGCCTTTCCTGGCCTGCATACGGAGTCGCGCGGCCTCGACCATGGCGATGGCCGCGCGGAGGATGTGCGAGGGGGCGAGCATCAGTTCTTCCGCCCTTCGCGGCATTCCCACCACATGCCGAACGCCAGCCACACGAAGAGCGGCGACCACGCAAGCGCGTAGACAACGAGTTCGTCTTGATTGCCGCACATGGTCACTCGTCCTTCCGGCCTTTGATGTCCCACCACAGCGCGCCCAGGCCGACAATGCCGACCGCGGCGCCGATGCAGAGGCAGAGGTTGGCGAGCTGGATGGCGGTCATAGGCAGCTCGTCTGCTGGAGAACTACCGCATGCATGAAGCGGATGCGGTCACAGACGATATCCGACAGGTAGTGCATCTTCTCGACCTCTTCCCAGGAGACCACCTGTCGAGCGGCCGAGCCGCACCCATCGTCTGCCGTGCGGGTGGCCTCAACGACCAATCCGAACGGCTCCAAGCGAACCGTGGTGCCGGGATACTTTGCGGCCGCCTCTGCGATCTTGCGCAGGTCGCGCGCCAGTGAGGATGCAAGGAACCCCATGATCAGGCCGCCCGCGCCAAGCCGTTCTCGGCCCGCAGCCGCCCGTCGGCGATCTGCCGACAACGGCGCAGGGCCTCGCGCTTGCCGGAGTTGCCCGGCCCACGCATCCGGCGACGCAGGCGGTCGAGGGCGCGCTGCTGTTTGCGGATGTCCTGCTGTTCGGCCGGGATGACCGCGCGATTGTCGCCGCTCCCCGCGATCACGGGAGAGCCGAGGCCGAGAGCGCCCATCATGCCGAGAGCAAGGGCGCCACCGATAAGTCCACGCATCGCCTCAGCCCTCCGCCTTCGAGACGAACGAGACGATGGCGCCGGCCTGGACCGCCACGAAGCCGCCCTCCAATTCGTCCGTATCAATCACCAGGAAGCCCCCATTCTCCTTGATGTTGCGGAAGGCATCGAAAATCGCCCCATCGTTCGCCCTCCCGGTCACGGGCGGCATAGGCACTCCGTCGTTGGCGAGACGGATGACAAAGCTCTGCATGCTCATCTCAGGTCTCCTCAGGTTGGCGCTGCCATCATCCCGTTGCCTGGATAAGCGGAACTCATCCGCTCGCCAGCCCGAGGAGTCGTGGTCAGCAACGTCGGCCATGGCAGCGGCCGGAAAGGGTTGAAGCCCCCACATCAGCCGCCCCACCGCCACGGAGGCGCGGGCATAGGCGATGCGGACGGGGTCGATCACGCGGCGTACGGGTTGACCACCGGCATTTCCTCGTCCGGCTCTTCCGGCGTGGCGTCGGCGTCGTCCTTCAGCGCCAGGAAGCGCTGGTCGATCAGCAGGCGGAGGGCCTGGGTCAGGGTGTCGACCATGTCGTCGTGCTCCCCGTTCGGGAACGCTTCCATCTGGTCGAGGAGGGGCTGCACCCAATCGCGGGGCTTGCCTTTGTTGACCGAGGATTCCGGCACCCAAAGCAGGCCGGCGTCGAGGAACGGCGTGATGAGGTGCGCCCTGGCGACCTTGTCCAGCCGGCCGGGGTTGTAGGCCTTCACCGGGATGTTCTGCCGGGCAAGCGCCTGACGCAGCCCGATGCCAGACCCCTTGTCCTCGACCAGCACCACGTCGGCCTTGCGGCCATTGACCTGCCGCGTCCGTTTCGGCCCAATCAGCGGGGCGCCGAATTCCTGCTCGACCACCGATGCGCCGTACTCGCTGGAGAACTCCTTGAGCACTGCCGGCAGCAGATCAGGCACCTCCAGATGGTCGGCCCAGCAGTCGCACAGCATGACGTTGGGGATCTTCTCCGGTGATCCGGCCACATCCGGGTCGTACCAGGGATTTGGGCCCATGAAGACGCCGAACGCAGCAAATGCCGTCGGGTCGTTTTGCGTCTTCTCCGTGTATGCCGTGTCGTAGCTCTGCACGACGTAGATGAACCGGGGCAGCGGCTTGCGGGCCGGCCAGAGTTGCACAGTGTCGCTTCGCAGGATGCCGCCACCCTCGACCGTGGGCCGCTGCTGGTAGAGCGCCGACCACGTCCGCTTGTCGCGCTGCGCCTGCCGGAACATGTCCGCGGTGAACCACTCCGGCCACAGCGGCTCCCCGGTCCTGCGCCCCAGCGGGTCGTTGTCGTTCTCGGCAACGGCGGGGATGCTCAGCACCTCCCACCGCTCGCCCCCGGCCTTGGCTTCCTTCAGCAGCCGGCCGGCCAGATCGTCCTCATGCCACCGCGTCATGATCAGCACGACGGCGGCGCCCGGCTTCAGGCGGGTCCAGAAGTCCGTCTTGTACCAGGACCAGATCTTCTCGCGCTCCGTCGCGCTCTCCGCTGTCTTGCGATCAGCAACAGGATCATCAAGCACTGCAAGATCAGCACGACGGCCCACGATGTTAGCGCCCACGCCCGCCGCCTTGTACTCGCCGCCGCGCGTCGTGCCCCACGATGCCGCCGCCTTGTTGTCGTCCGCGAGCGCGACGCCGAAGATGCCCTTGCACTCCGGGGTGTCGACCAAGTTGCGGACACGGCGCCCCCAGCGTTCTGCAAGTTCGGTCGTTGCGGAACAGGTCAGCAACATCTTGTCCGGGTTGCGGCCAACGAACCACGCGCTGAACATGACGTTCGCGTAATGGCTCTTGGCGCTGCCGGGCGGCATGAACACCATCAGCCGCTTGATCTCGCCCCGCTCGACCGCCTCCAGCTTGCGGCAGATCAGGCGATGGTGCGCGGCCGGCGGCGTCTCGGGCGACATGACCGCGGCGAAGGCGGCAAGGCGCGAGAACGCGTAATCCTCAGCGGTCGGCTTCCGTTGCGGCGCGGAGGGCGGCATCACGCTGTTCCTTGGTCAGCACTTCGAGGGAGCCGGAGTGCTCGACCTCCTGCTTGTCGCGCCAGTCCTTCGGTCGGCGGTTCTTCAGCCAGAAGATCGCTGCGGTGGTGTCTGGCGGCGCAGCCTTGCGGATCTCGACAATCTCAACGCGTTCTTCGAACTGGCCCACCTTGATTTTGATGGCCTGCTCCTCGGTCCACTCGGCGCCGACGGCGCGCTCATGCAGCTTGTGGGCGACCTCCATGTCGGCAACTTTCTTGCCGGCTTTTACGGCCTCCGAAAACTCTGGAAAGTCAAGCTTCCACTTGCTGATGGTGGAGACGGCGACCTCGAAGAAATCGGCCATCTCTTCGTCTGTGGCGCCAAGCTTGCAAAGCTTCTCGGCCTGCTTCGCGTAATCTTCGCGATAGCTGGTCGGACGGCCGCCTACCCCCTTCTCGCTCACTTCTCGTCCCGCCCCATGTCCAGCCGGTCGATCGGCGCGCTGGGGGGCGCCATGACCGGGGGCGCTCCGATCCCGAAGCGCTTGGCGAAGGCGCCAACCAGCAGCGCCAGGGCCTGCGGACCGAGCCAGCCCAGCACCGCAGCAACCGCCCAAGTCACGGACGGGGCCAGCTCCAGGTAGCTCCCTAAGCCGCCCCCCACGATCCCCATGCCGGCGACGGTCGGAAGCTCCAGCAACAGGACGGGCGACAAGAAACGCCGCTCTCCGCGCTGAACCAGCTGCGAATGGCGCATGAGGACCCCCATGAGGGCGGATAAGGCGGGGCCGATCAGGCCCGACGCGGCGGCGGCGAGGTCGGGGGAAGTATCGGCCACGGGCCAGCTCCAGAATGCAGAAAACCCGCCGCGGCGAACCGGGCGGGCTGATTGATGGCGGCGCTTGAAATGCTGCCGCAGTGCCGGGTGAAGCGGACGCCTCAGGCACCATGTGCGGACATGGTATGTCCGATACCTATTAATAAAGTATTAATGGTGCGCGGGTCGGTTGAAAAACATCTTTTGCGCGCCGTGCGGTGTGCCCCGCCTGCGCAGCAGGTAGCCCCGCCTGAGTGCGGGGCTTTCCCGTTTCTCCGAAATTTCGCGCTGTATGGGCCTCTGACACCCATTCCCGTCCGCGACTACCTCCCGAACCCCAGACCGCACTCAGCGGCCAACGTCGGGGCACGGCGGCCCATCTGCTACGCCGCCCGCACCTCCCCGACGGGCCGCAGCATCCCGACCGGCACCTCGACCGGCGTCTGCCGCCCGAAGATCTCCACCATCACCCCGGCCATGCTGTGGCTGCGGTCGCGCCACTCCAGCAGCGTGGCGGCGAAGTCGCGGAACGGTCCGTCGACGATCGCCAGGGCGGCGCCCGGTTCCCAGGTCACCATCGGCCCAGCATCCGGCCGGCGCTCGCGCATATCGACCATGCCGCCATCGGCGTCCAGGCGCTCCTGAATGCGCCGAAGAACCGCCGGCCGGACACGCAGCGGCATGCGGCCATCGCCGCGCATCACGAACGCCACGCCACCCGTGTTGCAGATCGGCGTGAACGGCTGGTCCCTGGTCAGCCCGACGAACTGGTAGCGCTCGAACAGCGGGCGGGCGACATCCTCGACCTGCCGGGCGTGGTGGCGGGTCCGCAGGCACATCGGCAGGAACGACGCGTAGCCCTGCGCCGTCAGCCGCAGATGCGCCTCGACGTTGCGGCCGGGCTTTGCCGCGATGATGAACCACTCGCGGTCGCTGAACTGGTCGCTGATCATCGCGGTCATCGTGCGGTCTCCTTGGCGGCGTGGGCGGCCTCTACACGGAGGCGGTGGGCGGCGTACCAGCCCGGATGCGGAAGATCGCCCTTGCTCTTCGGCAGGGCGGCGATTTCCGCCAAGCACCCATCGACGATGTCCGCGACCGTCTGACCGGGGAGCCCTTCGCCGTCGATGGTCGCCTTGATTTCCGCCAGAGCCTCGCAGACGATGTCGAAGTGGTCGGGCGACGGGGCATGCTTGAGCCTCGTTTTGGCGAACAGAAGTTCCGCCTTCAGAACGTCGACCTCCCCGCCGATCTCCACTGCGGCGGCTTCATGCCCCAGGCTGTACTGGTGGCGGCTGTAGGCGGTAAGCCGCTCCACCTCCGCCTTCAGCCTGTCGCGCTCGTCTCGCAGATCGTCGATCATCTTGTCCTGCTGGTGGATCGTCTCGTCGCGACAGGCGATGCCGTCGGGGATGCTGCCCGGCTCGACCCGGATCACAACGCGCTTCCCGTCAATGATCTGATACGCCCTGTCATCCTCTAGGCGGGCATGCAGCCGGGCGTTTTCGGCGGTTAGCGCCTCCAGTGCGTCGGCTGCGTCGCCGTACAGGCGGGCCGCGCTATTCGGCAGCGTGTGGACCTCAGCGCGCGCCAGCCGAAGCTTACGCACCATCTCGGCCAGCTTTTCGGCGATCAGCGGTGCGGCCGGCGCATGCTGTGGCTGCGCGCTGTGCGCCGTGTGGTCGTTGGGATCGCTGTCAACCATTCGCGCCTCCCCCGGTGCTGGTGGTGGTGCTGGCCGCGGTCTTCCACGGGTTCGGGATCCTCGGCCTGCCCTGCGTCTCGGCCATGACGCGGCGGACAGCCTCGCGGGTGTCGGCGACCGGATCGGGCTTCAGGTCGCCCGCCTGCGCCGGCATCGTCTGCGGGACCACCGGCATGGCGCGGACCGTCTCGGCCATCGCGGCGGCTGCTGCGATCTCCTCCGGGGTGCGCTCGACGTGGTACGGGTCCGGTTCGACCCGTCGGAGCTTCAGCGCCACGAACTCGGCCGATCGGACGCGACGCTGGATTTCCCGCCGTCGGGAAAGCTCCTCCAGAACCGGTTCGCGGATGTCCGCCGCCAGCGGCAGGTTCCGGAACCCCTGCTTCCGCAGGATCCCCACCACCGCCTGTTCCAGCAGGTCGTCGGGCAGGTCGGACAGCCCGTCGCGGAAATCCTGCGAGATGCCAGCCACCTCGCGTTTCGCCTCCTCCGGATCGGGGCTGAACCGGTACAGTCCGGACCGGCTGGCCCATGTGACCAGCCGGGCGACGGCAACGGCCAGTGCCTGGGGCGATGCAGACGCGCAGGCCGCCTCAGCAACCCGCACTGCTTCCGGCAGCTTGGCGACGGCCGATTCCGGAACGGGGTCAGTGGCGTTGAAGCTGGGGATCCACGGCAGCGAGGACACCAGCGAGGATATCGCTTGTGCTGGGGCGAGTGGCGTGCGCAGCGGGACGATGTTGCTGGGCTTGTCGGACATTGGCTTCGCTCCGGTTGGCGAGGGCGGTTTCGATCCAGGGGACGGGATCGGCAATCGGGGGGCTGTGCTCGCGGCATTCGCGCATCAGGGCCAGGACGACGGCTTCGCGTCCGCCCTTGCACCAGCGGCCCACGAGGCCACGGAGGCGGTCGGGTTTCTTGCCGGTGGACTTGGCGAGCCACCGCAGTGC